TACAAGGCTCCCTTTTGGTTTTATTTCTGAAACAGTTAACTCTTCTCCTGGTTTAACAACATTTGCGTTACTTAACATAAAATTACCACCTTCATATTCTGATGGATCGCTTAAAGATATTACAACTGATAACTTTCTAATTGTGTCACCATCTGAATTAAAATCATAATGCCAATCATAATGTTGTCCTGGTTTGTATTCTGTAAATTGAACTGCTTCAGATTTTTCGTACTGAAAGTTCCAACCAGCATTTTTGTTAGCTTCTGAAACAAATGGAAATATTAAACCATATAACCAATCCTCATCTATCCAAGAGATGTGTGAATTTCTAATTTCTAAATTTTGTTTAGCTGGGTCTGTATTATCACCAGCTAATGCTACATCTAGCTTCTTATCTTTGCCTACTTTTATTATATCTTCACAAATATTCTTTGGCATAGCTTGGTCAAAATACCAATAATTATAATTTAATATCATATTAACTCCTTACTTTCAGGCAGATATAAATAATCTATCGCAGATTGTTCAACTACATTCTTTGCATCTCTTAAAGTTTGTACAATAGGATAACCTGCCATATTGAATGAAGTATTAAATAATATTGGAATCTGTGTTAGGTTGTAAAATTCTTTTATTAAATCATAAAAGTTTTTATTTGTTTCTCTTTGCAGAGTTTGAACTCTACACGTACCATCTACATGTGTGATAGCTGGTATTAAAGATTGTTTAGATTTAATTACATCTACGGCATACATCATAAATGGTGACTCAGTTTGTTTACCTAGATCAAACCAATCTTTTGCATACTCGTACAAAACTGTACCAGCAAATGGTCTAAACCATTCTCGTTTCTTTACTGTATTTACTTTATCTTTACCATTGGGATTGGCTGGATTGTGCAGAATACTTCTATTACCTAATGCCCTAGGACCTGATTCAGATGCCCCTTGAAACATAGCAATTATTTTATTATCTGCTAATAGTTGTGCAACGTCTTTATGTGTTACGACCATAGTATATATTCTCCTGTTTTCTAATTGTCATATCTTTTGTCTCACCATGATATAACATCTTAGCTGCTCCCATTGAAGTTCCTGCATCATTAGATAAAGGTTCTATATATAAAGAAACATCATCTGGTAACGATTTCATTATATCATAGTTGGCTACGCAATTCAAGAAATAACCACCACTCAAACAAACATTTTTTGTTTTGGTTTTCTGCACCCAATCTAATATGTATTCTTTTACATGCTTTTGAGTTTCTGTTTGTAAGGCATACGCAAAGTCTGCCCCAGCTTGAAAGTTATCTCTAGCTAAATCCATATACGGGTAATTTTTATTATTAATAAACATTTTAGTTAGATTGTCATCTATATAAAATAGCCTATTATTTAATTTACCATCTACATATATTGGCGGAACACATTCATTTAATTGACCATAACTAGCCATACCCATAAGTTTGCCAGCATCCATATGTGCAAAACCAAAGAACTCAGAGCTATGACCGAATGCTTGAGCTGGACTCATGTGATTACTGACATGCATTCTGCTATCTATGTCTACTTTACCTTTTATTTCTGTAGGATAACTTATGTGTTTTTCTAACAATTCAAAAGATGCTGGGTAAGAACCTTGAAATACTGATGTGTGTTCTCTGCCATATACTCTTTGACCATCTAGTTTAAAGTAAATTTCTGAACCCATGCCATCTATAACTATGCATAAAGCATTTTCAAAACCTGAATTATAAAAACTGCAAGCAGCATGAAGTTGATGATGATGATTACTTAAGTCTGTAGTTTTAAATGGTTTGCCTTTGAATGAGCGAGATAAATTATCTACAAGATGTGTAAATATATCTTTACCTTCCCAATAATCTATATCTTGTTCAGCGAAAGCTGCTATGCCTAATCTGTCTATATGATCTACATACTTAGTTATTTCTAACATAGCGTGTATTGGAAGACAGTCGTATTTTATTTTTGTTAATCTTTCGTTTTCTAAGTGTAGTAAAACTTCACCATCTTTAACTAAACAGACAGAAGAGTTATGATTACGATTTATACCTAAGCAAATCACGGAATAGTTATACCAATAGATAATTTTTTATCTGTTGTTTTAACCACCTCGTGTCTTGTAAATCTAGGAACTAATAAAGTATCATTAGCTTTTAATGTAACTTCTTCTCCAGAAACTAACCAATGTCCTGTTCCGTATATTTGTTTAACGACCACATCAAAGTCGTGTTCATGCGTAGTATAACTTATTTTCTGCCCCCCTGGTTTAGCAAAAACAAAGTTTGCATTTACTGTATCGCCTACTAATTTTTTACAGATTAAATCTAATTCTCTTAATTCTTTTGTTAAATCTAATACACTATTTAACACAGTCATAAAACCATTATCGTAATACTTCTTCCATTCTTCATAGACAAAGTAACCATCGTAACTGTAAAAAGGAAATACTAATATGCCGCTGCTATTTAATATTTCTACACCATATTGACCCCATGGATATTTCAAAGGCCATCGTTTTCTAATTTGTAAAAGATCTAATACATCATCTTCCTGTAACGGAATATGTAAGTCTTTTAATTCTTGTTCTAGTTTATTTAAATACACACACTCTCCTGTAAAAGAGGGGGCAGTTTCCCACCCCCAGTGTTAGTTTAGCCTGATGATGATTTCCATCTTCCTGCTTCAATTCTATCGAATACATCTTTTTGATTCCACATGCCTGGAGCTATAAAGGTTACTCCTGGAACAGCAGCTTCATGTATTACTACTTTACCACTACCACCAGCTCCACCACCTCTTTGTGGTGAGTTACCTCTTGGGTGACAAGAAGAACCTGCTCCTCCACCACCTCCGCCTGTGTTAGCTGAACCATCTGATCCGTTTGCGTCTGTTCCACCAGCACCAGCTCCACCTGGGCCAGCAGCACCTCCTGCTGTGTTACCTTTTACAGTACCACCTCCGCCACCGCCTGAAACAGTAGCTGAATAATTTCCTACGTTAAATGGTGAACCGTTTCCACCGTTACCACCTCTACCTGGTTGAGATCCGTTACCTCCAGAAAAGCCATCACTACCAGCTCCTCCTCCACCACCAGAGCCTGAACCACCTGATGGGCAAGTGTTTCCACCTGTTCTATCTCCACCTGAGTTACCTTGACCTGGTGCATTTGGAGATGCGCCACCTGCAGCAGAAGCTCCGCCTCCGCCTGATCCTCCTTGTTGAGGAGGGGCATTAGAACCGCCACCAGCGCCTCCGCCACCTAAAGCTGTGTATGTTACACCGCTTGCTACAACTATAGAGTCACCTCCAGGAGATCCTGCATTGTTTTGTACACCACCTGGAGTACCAGCTCCACCAGCACCTACAGTTACAGGAACAGCATCTTGAGGAACTGCTACTGCACTGTTACTTGGACTGTTGGTATTTGCACTATTGAAGAGAACGCCTCCGCCTCCTCCTCCGCCACCTTGACGGTTGTTGTCGGTTCCACCACCGCCGCCGCCTCCACCAGCAACAATTAATATGTTTGCTGTATTAGAAGCTTGGCCTGCTTGAAACGAGCCTGATGAGTTAAATTGTGTAGTAGTTGCTGATTGATCTTCTGCAAATCTAGTTACCTGAGATGGGCCTATTATCCCACCATTGTCTTTTGCAAAAGATGAAGAGCCTAAGTCTTTAGTTATTGTATTTATGCCTGCCATATTTACCCCTTATATTTTAACCCATTCTTTATTAGATGCATCCCAATAAACTTTAAAATCTCCAAAAACAATATTATCGTTTTCATCTAAAGAATCATCAGGACATTCACCTTCCCAACGAACTTGAGATTCATCCCAATATTTATACACATCTTTTTGATCAGCTGTACCTTCTTTGTAAAAAGTTGTGTTAGGTTCTGCAACTGGTGGGTCATACACTTTTGTAGAAGTATTAAAAACCCAAGATGGAAATGGTTTTGGTTCAATCCATTGGTTATATGTATCGCTCCATTCACCACCCATACCAGCTAGAGTTCCAGCTTCATAAGTGCCGTCTTTATTAAAAGATTTAAAACTTACTATATTGCCATCTGGACCTGAGCCTACGATGGTTTGACAAAACTTTGCACCCTCTGATTCATTAGGTGCGTTAGAACTATCAACTACAATAATGTTTTTGACTTTGTTGGAAGAATCCAAACAAGCCCAATATGTATCTGCCATATTATAACTCGCTTAAATTAATCTACTAAATCTTCGTATGATATTAAATATTCTAAATCGCCGTTAGCAGATGCTCCACCTTTAATGATATCAGCTTCTTCTAAATAGAAACCTGTATCTTTACTTATTAAAGCTAATGTAGAATCTGCAGGCACTGAAATAGTTTTTGCAATATGTCTATCATTTGATCCATCTGATCTTACTGTCATTGTAACGTCTGCAGCACTTGATCCATCAATGTTAGAAATTAATATAGTATTAATTTTATAAACATGGTCGGATGCGCAAGTTAACAATGCAGTAGTTGTTGTAGTGTCCAATGCTCCAGTAACAACTTTACCGTTGATTGTAGCTACGTTAACTATATTTGGTACAGCCATTGTATATCCTCCTTATTGGTTAACCAAAAACAATAGCCATTGCTATTGCTTTACCTGTTGTGAACAAAGCAGTTTGTCCATCCAACAAATTTAATTCAGTAGCAGTTGATGTAACTAGAGTTCCCCCTAATTTTAAACCACCACTTGATCCGTCGTGTGTAGTAATGTCTACAGTTACATCTCCGTCACCAGATGCATGACCTGCAATAGCCATACCTTTTGTAACTGTTCCATCTACTTCTGCAACATAAAAGTCTAATCCACCTTCTTCACTACCTGCTGTAGCGTCTACTGCTTTACCTTCAATACGCGCAAACTCTTGATTGTTTTGATCTGAGTCATCTGCAAAGAAAGTAATAGTACCAGAAAGGTCGCCATCTACACCAGCTGCACCTCTATCATTTATGAATTTTAAAGATCCTGCTGTTGCGCCATTGTTTGTATTTTCAATGTTAATAAACGGTTGACTTCCTGATGAAGACGAAGCAGTTATGTTACCGCTTGCTGCAAGTGTAGTCGTTTGTAAATTAGCTAATGCGTTGTGTACTTCATCTGATCCGTCTACATAAATAGCCATGTCTTTGCCAGCAGGTAAAGTTACTGTTTGAGCAGCAGTACCAGCTTTTAAAGTTAGGATAGAGTCAGAATCGTTAAGTACGAAATATGTTTTTTCTATGTTTGGAAAGGTAATGTTTTGTGTACCACCAGCTGAACCAGTGAATACTAAAACTTTATTACGACCATTTTCATCTGCATAAGATGTTGGTTCTGTTGTAAATGTTAAACTTACCGCTCCTGAAACTGCAACTGTAGCGATACCATCTGAGGCATCCTCCATACGATTCCAGTTATCATTTGTTTGTGCGCCCCAGGTTCCGTCATTCTCACCTGTTGCCATTAATCTTATACCAAGATTACTCCATGTTGATGCCATTGTCTACCTCTACGCTATTCTTAAAATTGCTGTTGAAGCACCCGCTGCAGGAAATTCTACAGTGAACGTACCTCCTGATACAGAAAAGTCTGCACCGAAATCTATAATCATAACAGCGGAGTTACTATCATTTGTATTATAAATGATTGCACCTCTTGTTGTAAACGTAGCACTTGTCCATGATGTATCTGCAAAATCTGTAAATGCTGTTGTTCCTGATGTGGTTGGATCTACATTTGTTAATGTGTTGCCGCCTGATGAATAACCAGTACCAGTTGTTTCGTCTGAGTTACCAGTCACGTCAGAGTAGTTAGTTGTTGCTGCACCGTAAGTACCAGAAATACTAGAATTCGCTTTGAACAACGCTATCTTAAATGTATCAGCTCCATTATTAAAATCATGATCTCCTTCCAGCAACTCTTTTTTAAAAGTTGTAGTTATTGCTGATGTTAAGCCTGCCATATTTTATCCCCTTTTATAAGTTCCCATTTCACCGCTGACAAATTCATCGGTTCGTTTTCTAGTTTGTTCCTGCCCTATGAAGGTTTGTAAAGCTCTATCATATAAAGCTTGATACCTAGATCCTTGGTCAGCAGTTAGTTTCATAAACGTAGCTGCTTCCAACAACGATCCATACAGTAACAAATCAGGAGCATAGTCGCCTAAATAACTATTAGCATTAGAACTACTTAGCCCCGTTGGTAGTATAGTATACCCTATTTCTAGCGTATAGTCAATATCTGCACGAGGAGAAAACAACCATCTCATGCCTCTATCTGAAGCTGAATATGCCCCCTCTCCGTAGAGAGCATAGAACCTTGGAGTGCCTTGTGTACTAACATTCTGTGTAAACTCTCTTACAAATGATTCATCTTTTTCTTGTAAAAATTCTCCTGCTAATATTTTTATATATCTTGTAACATATAAATCTTGTGGTATATCTAGAAATCTATTGTTAGATGATAATGTAGTTTCAATAGTCTTACGATAAGCTGATATATCTGCCTCCCTGAATATACGCATTTCTGCAAACTCAATGCATAAATCTATAGGCGCTACACCAGATCCAGTAGCCGCTGTAAACTCAGCAGCATCGTTTTCTAAGAAATCTTGTATTGCTTGTTTAAGTTGTACGTATGTCAGTGCCATTAATCGCCCCAATCTCCTTTACCATATTGTCCTTGTCCATAAGGTGATTCATCTATTACAATGCTGATTATACCTTGTTGAGCTGTCATTGTCAACGTATCAGGATCAGCAGCCCATACTCCATCACCATAAGCTTGTTCACCCCAACCACCTACTCCTGGAGCTGGTGCACCTAGACCAATTTGTACTTCACCAATGTTTGCTTGAACTTGGTTTTTACTAAATCCAACATCACCCCAAGCATTTTCGCCCCATGAAACACCTGATGGTGTTCTATCATTTTGATCTAGTGGTACATTAAAGTTTAATATTACTCCACCATCTTGATCAACTCCATCACCTAGAATTGCTGAAGTTCCTTCTTGTGATACTACAGCACTTATCATTGGTACTACAGTTCCTTGTTGTGCAGTTGTTGTTATTTCATCTCTAGTATAAGGGAATGCTCCGTATAAATCTTCACCCCAAGAAATAGAAGTCATGTTAGGATCAACTATTACTGGTATGATAACTGTACCTTGTTGAGCAGTTGCTGCTAAACCTTCTGCATTTTCTTGTCCACTTATCTTAACAGTTCCTTGAACTGCAGTAGCTTCTAATCCTTCAGCTTCTTCGGTAGGATTTATTATTACCGTGCCTATTGCAGATGTTCCAGCTAGACCTGATACACTAACAACTTGAGGAACAACAACTTCGTTTGCACCATGTAGTGCAGACATAGCTAAACCTTGTGCCTCTTCTGTTACAGAAATTTGTGGTGGTCTTAAAAATACTCCCGCAGCAAGTGATGCTTTACCATGCAATGGTCCTAATCTTACTGTTGTAGTTTGACCTGCTAAATCATTATCTGTTCTAGGTTTAAATAAAACATTACCCCTAGCACCTTTAATATATTTTTGTGGTTCTAATTGTGGGTGTTTAGGTGTGAACTCTGACTTGTCAACACGCATACCTGTCCACTCGGTACGTGCATTTTTATAAGGTCTTTTAAATCCTGTACGATCATCTATAAAGACCGCATGTTTACCTTTTGCGTATTTAGCCATTTAGTAAACCTGTGGTTGTACGTAGAAACTTACTCTCTCCCTATCCTCATCTTTTGCTTTGGCCCAGTCTTCATCATAAAAAGGTTTTAACACCTGTAGTCTATCAGGAGCTTTTTTCATAGCTAGCTCTACAGCTAAACCACTAATTAAAGCTGGTAAATATCTTTTTGGTATCTGTGGATTTTGTGAATACGTAGCAGATACATCTTCTGGATACTTAATGGTCCAAGTAACAAACTGATAATATGTTTGATCTGGTATTGGCCATAGATAAATTTTATGAGTTGCTGTACCGCTTGATGTGAACTGAGCATTTCTCTCTACAGAAAATTGAACTGGTTTACCTGTATCACTTTTTGTTGGTATTTGTAAATATTCATCAAGACTTATTCTTTCTAAAGAAACATCTTGTGGGCTACTAGTATCGGAGTTATCCCTAATTACTCCATCTAATATGTCAAGATGACTGCCTGCACTTACTGTAATATGATCTTGATCTTTAGTCATAGCTATTGTTTCTAAATTTAATGTAAATAAATTTACACCATCGTTAACCCATTTTGTTAACAATAGATTTAAAGAACGTCTAGCTGTTTTTAAATCATAACCACTTTTAGTTTCTATTCCACAACGCTCATACGCTTCTTGTATTATTTCAGCTGTGTCTAGATTAAAAGTATGTGTGCCAGAAGTGACCATCTAGTCCTCCTATCCCATGAATACTGTTTTAATTAACCAAACAAATTGTGCAAAAACCATAACGCCAACAGTCCATATAATTTTCTGTATACTATTAATTGCTTTTTCCATGTGCCATAAATCGTTACTCTTGATAGTATCTATCTTTTGATTTAACAATTTTAGCTCACCTTTCATTTCGGTAATCTCTAGTTTATTATTTATTTCTTCAGACACGTTACGCTATAAATGATGTAAGACTTTCCATCTTACCTACTTCAAATTTAGCATAAGCACCATTTGGAAATAATACTCCCTCATCTGGAACTGTGATATCTCTAGTTACAGTTGCTGAAGCTACAGTCCCTACTTTCATTAAGTTAGTTCCTGTTGGTGATCCGTCATTAAATTCAACCGTACCAGCTGCTGCATCATTTACAATGTATGCACCTTTTAATCTAATACGTCCTGCAAAAATTACGTCTGCTGCGCTATTGTTTATACCTGCAGAAACATTTCCTGCGGCTGCACCACTAGCGGCAATTTGTGTTACTGTTTTAAAATAACTTGAACCAGTTGCAGTGCCTGTGTCTGCCCCTGTTATAACCTCTGTTTGTGCGTCTCCATTTACGTCTGTGCCTGTAACAGTGAATGTTATACCACTGTCATCACCTGCACTTAAAATAGTGACAATTCTTCCTGAAGATAAAGTTACTGATCCACCATCTGCTAAAGCTCCACCAATAGTTAAGTTTCCTGCTCCACTTACTGAAGCAGCACTAGAAATACCATCGGCGTCTAAAGCGGTAGTATCAGAGATAAACTTTGATCTTACATCTGATTTTCCAACCATGTTAACTCCTTTTAATTGTTATGAGGAGGTTTTTACACCTCCCCATATTATAACATTATCTTTCTACCGCTGCAAATACGTAATCAACTGTCATTGTTTTTGCTGCTGCCGCACCATTCTGAATACCGAAAGAAACAGTTAGTTCTTCGTTATCTGGAATGTTTGTTAAAGTAGTTTGTTCTGCTACTAAAGCTTCGTCAACAAATATTCTAACAGCTCCGTTTCCGCTGTTTGCGTTTGGATCATAATGAAAAGCTACATCTACAAATGTATCATCTGAAATAGTAGCTATTGCTGTGTTGTCTGTTGCTGTATTATCTTTTTCAATATGAAAATCCAAGTTTGCATCACCATCATCTTTTTGGAAAAAGATACCATCTGTTACATCAAGTGGTGATGTATCAGTGATTTGTAATCCCATTACAAAGTCTGATTGTGTTGCGTCACTTACTTTAAACTTAGCTTTGAAAAACATATTTTTTCCAGCTACGTATTTAAAAGATTCTCCTTTTAAATTAAAAAAGTCATTATCATCATCTGCATCGTCGTTTGTAATTAATAACGCACCACCAGCTTGTGAAGTAAGCGCCTCTGAAGCGTTACCAGATCCACCTTCTGTTGTAGTGATAGTCCACTCGTCTGCATGATATGTGAAAAAATCGTTTACGTATGAATAATACTTAAACGGGTCTAAGTATGGGTACTCAAATAATGGATTCCCTGGAATCTGATTTGATACTCCATTTCTAAAATGTGTAGTCGGCATAATGAACAGCCCTCCTTTAAGGCCAGTGAGATAAACTCACCATTCATGTTTATGCGAGGGGCACTCGTTAAAATGCCCCCCTAGGTTTTTAGCTTGGGTTTGATGCCCAAATACCACGCCAGTCAGAGAACCCAAAAGAGTATCTCTCTCTAGCTTTGTACCTTACGTTTCCAGTTTCAAAGTCGCCTTCCATAGAAGTAGCGATCCCTGCTCTGTTGAACATTTTCATTCCGTGTGGAGAATCTGTTCTGATGAACCAACGTTTGCTGCCAGTAAATCTGTGGTTTACATGGTATCCACCAGGTAACATACCTTTAGATACTAATGCATTCACGTCATTGTCAGCAGTTGCTGGTCTGTATGGAGACGCTAATAGTCTTTCCGCAACAAATACTAATTGTCTTGGAATGTGTAGAGTCTTACCTTGAAGAGCCACTGGAATGTCTCTATCGTCAGTAAAGCCTGCAATACCAATTAACGCATCTTCCAAAGAAGTTTCTGAAAGTTCCGCTTGTGTAGTGAAAGTATTTGCTTGAGTTGCGCCACTTTGAAGTGGGTGCGCAGTTGACGCTAATACAACACCGTCTCCACCTAATTGTGAAGAGTCGAATGCTTTATTAAATACGCTCGCTGCTTTTGTTTGTTTAGCTGATGCCATTGATCTAGCTAACGCTTTTGTAAGTCTAGTAGAAAGTTTATCATAAAGATTATCTTCCATAGCTTCCTCAGTGATTGAGAATGCCATAGCGACAGTTTCATGATTGTATCTTGCTACCCAACCTTCTCCAGTGTCAGCATAGTTTACAGCTTGACCTTCAAATTTTACAGAAGCTTCTCCAAAACCTGGGAAAAGAACTTCTTCTTCGAAGGCTCTATTTGATGTTTCCTCATCGAACAGTACGGCATGCTCGTTTTCGTATCTAGAATACTCTGTACCGAAAATTGCATGTAAGCCAGGTACTAGTTCTTTAAGGATTTGACCTCTTGATATAGCCATAGTTATTTACTCCTTATATTACGCAATACCTGTAACGCCTGTAGCGCCCATACGGTGTTGATGTGAATTAATTCTTACTAGAATGTCCATAGTAGTTCCAGCAGATGAGAAACTTAAATCAGTTTCTGCACTACCTAAAAGTTGTAGTGGGAAAGTGTTTGTAGTTGCTATCGTGCTAGAGTCTGCTACGAGACCACTCTTGAAAGTTACTGTTGAGCCTGATGGTGATGCTACGATTTGTAGGTTATTTCCAACGTTAGCTGCAGTTAATGCGCTAGACGCTTGATCTGCTTGGATCTTAAACAAAGTGTTTGGATCGTCATACACATAAGCTTTGAATTTAGCTTTAGCAACTGTGCTTGCTGGAATTGAACGTACAAATTTAACGTCGCCAGTAGAATTGTCTGAGTATTCAGCTCCGAAGAAAACACCTACCACTGAACCAGGGGATGCTGATCCCATGTCAGTTACAATGTTTCCAGAAGAATAAGTAACTAAGTCGCCTTCAAAAAAAGCTGAAGGTGCAGTAGCTGCTATTCTATATCCGTTACCGTCACAGAAATTATTGGCTCTGATTGTTCCACCAGTAGCTTGTCTTACTGGTTCTAATCCGTATCCTGCCATAATTTTCTCCTTATTGCAAGTTAAAAGTTTATACGATTCTCAGAGCCAATCTAATGATTTACTCTTCGAACCTTGGTTTTTGTCCACCACCTGTAGTGACAGTTGACTTGGACTCGTCTCGAACTGGCATCGATGGATTTTGATTTTGCATATATTCACTACTGTATGCTCTATCCATTTTTCTAGTTTGTTCGCGGTAAAACTCTTCTTTCTGTTCAACTAATTCTTTTGAGTTTTTCATAAGAATTAAATCGCCAGAACGAACAGTGCCCTCGTGTTTGCCAGCAGATAACACGTCAGCGTGATAGTCTCCCCCAAGTTCATCAGGTTTAACAGGCACATAGCCTTCGCGTAATCTTTCGTGGACATTTGAATCATCTGGATTATTCAACAATTCATGTCTAACCCATATGTATTCCATGTCCGCTTCTTTTCTTGATTCAGGAATCTCTAATCTTTTTAGTGGTTCCCAAACCTTTTTTCGAGTTGCCGAAGCCCGACTTTTACGGCTCGTTTTAGTTGCTTGTGTCATTTCTAACCTCCCGCCTGTTGGCGCACTTTTTGTCGCGCATATTCCTGTAGAGAAACACCCAGTCTGTTAGCCATATCAACTTCTGATTTAGTTAACTTAACTTGGTTTTTCCCGATAGCAGAGCGCGTTCCGCTCAAAACTGTTGGAACTTTTTTAGCTGCTTTAGTTTTAAACCTTTCAGGAAATTCATCCCTGATTCTAGAATCAAGTTCGTTATAATATTCATCAGCGTTTGTTGAAGGTACAATACCTTCATCAACTAATTCTTTATGAATAACCATAGCGGCTTGAGTCATTATCCGATCTTTAGTAGAATTACCACCAAACCATTCATTTCGTTTTTGCCAATTTAAAGCTTTACGATCTGGAGCATAGTCTTGTTTACTTTGCTCTTTCTTTGGTTTATCTTCTTGTGGTTTTTCTTTCCTAACACCAGATTCAGCCCTTACTTTGTACTGTTGTGCAATTAAAGTTTCTGCTTTGACTGAAGCTAAAGCATCTTGTGCTTTAATTTCTGAGTCAATATCTCCTGCTTCTTTTGCTGTTTTCAGTGCAGATAAGGATTGTTTCTCTTGAGCTTTTAATCTTTCTATGTACGAATTAATAGCCTGCAGCTCGGAATCCCTAGATTTAGTTTGAAGTTCATTTCTTTCTGAAGTCCAAGATTCTTCTTGTTCTTTTAGATTTTTAAGTTGAGCTTCTAACTCTTTCTTTTCTTTAACAAGACGTTTGATTCTTTTCTCAGCCCTCTTGCCAAATTGTTTTTTATCTTTGGGTTCCTCGATATCATCTGAGCTTTCTGTATCTTCATCTTCTTCAGACGGTTCCTCGTCTTCAGATTCTTCTTCTACAACTTCTTCTGATTCGACTGGAGCCTCCTGTTCAGTTGGCTCTTCAGGTTTGGTTTCTTCCGTACCTTCAGATTCTTCTCCTGGAAGATCAACAATTATTTCTTCTTGCTCTTCCTGTATTTCTTCTTTTTTAGTTTCGTCTACCATTAGACCTCCCTCGGTTGCGATCCGCGTTTTTCGCTTGTACTATATAATATACTAATATTATAATATATGCAAGTCTATTTATGTGATATTTTCGACGGATCTGGTACTACAGCTAGCACTTCATCGTCATTAATCATTGAGTATTCTTCTCCTTCGTACTTGAATTTTAACCCAACATACTTAGCAGTAAGAACCCAATCACCTATTTTACACCACGATTCGTTCTTATCATGATAACAATCAGATCCCATAGATATAACTTCAGACACAACACAAGAAAATTTAGCTGCTTCTCTTGAATCATCAGTTAATATTATGCCCCCTTTTGTTTTCTCTTCTACTTGCCTGGCTTTTAGCAAGACTCTAAAACCTGAAGGTTTTGGTAGCAATAATTGTTTAGACATTGTTTGCCTCCTGTTTGTATAGTTTTTGATACTCATCTTTTACTCTAGATTTCATATCTTGCAGGGTATGTCCTATACCCAACATATATTTGTATGAAGCAAAATCATCGGCACCAACACCAGATAGTTGATCTTTGTTGGCGTCTATTGCTTCATCCAAAGCCTTTAATAAATTGTCTTTTAATGTAGTAGCGTTCATGTGTCTCCTGTTGAAGGGGGCAGTTTAATGCCCCATCCATTTATTTAATAGTTACTGTTTTAGGTTTTTTCTCCTCTGGTACAATCTTTTCAATGTATATTGAAAGTAAACCATTTTTTAAATTCGCATCTGTCACTATCATATCATCTCCTAATGCAAATGATCTGATAAATGATCTTTGTGAAATACCCTGATGCACTACGTTTTTATCTTCAGTCTTTTCTTTTCTAACAGATTGGACTGTCATGGTGTTGTCTGCATACTCCACATTAATATCTTCTTTGCCAAACCCTGCTACAGCCATTTCGACTACATAGTGCAAAGCATCTAATTTTTTAATATTGTATGGTGGGTAGTTTGGTGACTCAGTTTTTATATCCATGAGTCTGTCTAGTATTGAATCGAACCCAACTGTAAATGGTCTGTAAGGTTCCCAATTTATAATATTCATATAACCTCCGTTAAGCGTTATGTTATGATCCCATTATGGCGATCGGTGTTAGTATAACACGTTATTTATTTTTGTTCAAGTAAATTGTAAAAATAATTTGTATCATCACCAGCTGTCCATTTAGATTTGTTTTCTACTGAATAATATTCAGTTGATACTTTAAAATCTGGTTGTTTAGTTTCTGATGGAGTTAGTGATTTGTCATAGTATATAACTCTATTATTAGGTTGAGCTGCATAATGCCCATTGTCTAGTTCTAAAATATTAAATGATTTATGTTCTTCTGGCACTTCAGAATATCCTGTATTTAATGTATTATGATCTGAATGACAATTATCTATAGTAAATAAATATTCACCATGATACCATTTCTTTGATGGTGCAAGATATTTACAACGCACTCCAGCAATAGATTGTTTTTCTATTACAGTGAGATTGTAACTAAATGCATCCCATAATTCTAATTCTTCTAACTCAAGATCCAACTCAGTAGGACTACTAACAAAAGCACTAAT